TTAACACCAGCGCCAGGGCCGTTACCTTTAACACCAGCGCCAGATCCGTCAATGGGGCCACTAGCACCGCCGCTTGTACCTAAACAATTTCTTAGATAGTCTTCATCTTCCGGACGAGTACTAGTCCAATTGCTAATTGCAGTCTCTGCTCTACCAACCTGGCCACGCCCTACTAATTTTTTTATTGATCTGCAAAGATTGTCTGGACGAGTATAACTGTCTTCGACTAGCTGTTCAATTGTTTTAATGTCTTTAATATCGGAATATTTCATTAGTTATCTGCCTTAGGTCTTAATGCTTGACTCAAGCTCTGTCTTTCTGTAACTTGTTCTCCACCTATTTCAGATGTAGATGTATTATTAACAAACGTTCCTTTTTGTGTTGAACGAGTATTTGTATTACTTAGCGTCATGCGCACGTTGTCTTCTTGTTTTACCCAACGGCGTCCGTCGTATCTAAATAATCTAGTAGGAGAAAAATCAGATCTTAAAAAATAATCACCTGTTTCATTTGTCCCTGGAAATTGTATTCCGTGACCAAATGCAGCACTATTAGCAGGGATACCTTCGCCTAATAAATAGCCACTGTAACCTTCTCTGTCTACACTAACCATCTCGTCAGGCAAGCTGTCAGCATCAGTATCAACTACTTCCGTATTTCCGTTAGCATCTAATTGTAGACTAAAATAATGACTAGTGTCATATCCTGATTTTCCTGCGTCTACTTCTGCTTGTGCTACTATTGCATTATTAATTTGCATTTCTTTATCGTAAGTAGATAGTAAATTGCGCAGTGTATTACCACCTGGATTTTCTTCTTCTGCAGGTAAATCTAATATTTCTTTAAATTCTTGACTGTCTACTATTTGTTTAAGTTTTAATCTATACAAATGCGGATACCAAGTTTGACTATATCCTTCTGCTGCACGATTAACATCTTCTACTACATAATATCTTTTAAGTGCTACACTATAATCATTTAATGCATACTCATCTTTTAAGTGCGGTAATTCAATTACATCTCCTGAAATAATCTTTCGACCGATTGTTTTAACACTACTATTAATGTGAATAGTTAAAAACAATGTGTCATTTGATAAAAACATACCAAATGCACTCATGTCAAAGTCTATATCCTGTACGTTATAAATTCCACGCAGTCTATAAATATCTTCATCATATTTACGATCTCTATTTTCAAGGAATAATAAATCTTGTATATTGGTTTCTTTGACAGCGTCATATTGAGGCTGATCAGCAGTTGCTTCTGCATCACTAGGATTTTCAGTTCCTAGATACTTGTGAACGTGCAGGTCAGTCCCGCCAACGGTAAACATCTCAAGGACTTGCTTGTCTATGAAATGATAATCATTACCGCGTTCTGGTTTATATAAACTTAATCTTGGCATATACATATTTATCGTTACGACAGCAGTTACGATAAATACTATATCGGAGAACATGTATATGACAGACTTAGCAACACAAAAACAAGAGATTTTTGACTATGTAAATGCTTTTTTAGGCGGAGGCATGGTCGATGTTGAGCTTGACCCTATACATTACGAAACTGCACTTAAAAAAGCACTAACTAGGTATAGACAGCGCTCAGAGAATTCGGTAGAAGAAAGTTATATTTTCTTAGAAGCAGTTGTCGATCAAAATGAATATACACTACCAAGTGAAGTTGTTGAAGTACGTAAAATTTTTCGCAGGAGTATAGGCTCTCGCCCAGGTACATCTGCGTCCGGCGGACCAATATATTCTGCAACGTTAACAGCAACCGCATTGCAGCAATTATTTAATATAAACTATAATTTAGCAGCAGTGGCAACTACTGTAGTAACTATAAATGGTGCAGCAACTACAAACTACTCTACTGATGATGATGCAAGAACTATTACATTTAACACAGGGCTAAATGAAGGCGATGTAGTAAACGTAAAACTATACGACAGTGGCCGAAATGGTGGCGGAAGTTTATTTGATCCATTTAGTTTAGCATACACAAACGCATATTTGTTATCTAGTAGCGGAATGGGCGGACTAGCAACATACGATATGTTTAGTCAGTACCAAGAACTTGTTGGACGTATGTTTGGTGCATTTATTGAATTTAAATGGAATACAACTTCTAAACGATTAACAGTTTTACAACGCCCTAGAGCCGAAGAAACATTAATGTTATACTGTTACAATTATCGCCCAGATGGTCAACTATTAAACGATTATATGGCAGTGCAATGGATTAAAGATTATACACTTGCTGGCTGTAAGTATATGCTAGGCGAAGCAAGAGAAAAGTTTGCTACTATTGCAGGACCACAAGGCGGAACAAGTTTAAACGGTTCTAGTTTAAAAGCAGAAGCACAAAGTGAAATGGAAAAACTAGAAAACGAAGTAGCAATGGCGGTAGCTGGCGGTAGTGGCTACGGATTTGTAATTGGCTAACCTATTGAAATCATTAGAGAAAAAAATCTAGTAAAATCAATGACTTATACGGTCCTGAGTTTGCGCTAACAAGTTACACCCTGTGTAAATACAATTACAGTAGGAGAAACAAATGTGTTCACCATACGTGCGTAAACAAGCCAATAGACTTAATTGGATGGTCAAAGGTAAACTTATTGATATAAGTTGGTCTGATGAAGATGTTGAAAAAACTTACCATTCATATTTTAAACGCCTGTGGGGCAACAACGAAATATATCTTCACGAAGAAGGATTTGCTGAAGCATATGCAGAACGCGAAGAACAACTTTACCAAGATGACATAAACACCATTGCTGTTTTAGGCGGTCATTACGATTAAGGTTGACATTTACTAGTTCTTAGTTTATAATAAGTTATTACTAGGAGAAGTTAATGAGCAACCCCAAATTACTTGTTATTGGACACGGTCGACATGGTAAAGATACTGTGTGTGAAATGCTACGTGACCATTACGGATACACTTTTGAAAGCAGTTCAAAGTTTTGTAGTCTACAATTTATATACAATGATCTAAAGGACAAGTATGGATATGCTAATGAGGAAGAGTGTTATGCTGACAGGCATAATCACAGAGCAGAATGGTATAATGCTATCTGCGATTATAATGTTCCTGATGCAGCGACTCTAGGCAGAGAGATGTTTGAAGCTTACGATATCTATTGTGGGCTACGCAACAAGCGTGAATTCTTTGCAATGCAAAATACTGGTGTATTTGATTACTGTATTTGGGTTGATCGTAGCATGCATCTAGAAGCTGAATCTACTGACTCAATGAGCTTAGAGCAATGGATGTCTGACTTTACAATTGACAACAACGGCACATTAGAAGATTTAAAGTTTAACTTGGATCAATTAATGAGCTACTTAAAAGTCGGGAATTAAATTTCCTTGCTTCCACTTAACTCCTTCTTTTTGCATAATACGCTGACAGTTAGCACATATAGTTTTTAAATTAGAAAATCTAGAATTAGTTAAATCTCCATCTACATAGTAAACATTAAACTGTTCTTGGTGTTTACTATGGTAACTGCACTTTTCGCATGTATCCTTTTTAACATACCCTGCTTGCTTCCACTTAGGAATTCCGTGATGAATTCCGTTGCGCAGACAAGTTTCGCATAGCTTACGATAGTATGTTCTATTGCCTTTTTTATAGTTTATAGCTGCTGGACGATGTCCGCATTTGCATAATGGTCTCATATTGTATTTAGCACACCTTTTCGATCCCTTTTTATACGGCATAACTAATACATTTTTATCGAGATGAGCTAAATACATATAATAACTAATCCAAATTGGACAATAGGAGAACGAAATGGCATTAACATCACCAGGCGTACAAGTCAGCGTTATTGACGAGAGTTTTTATACTCCGGCAGAACCTGGCACAGTACCAATGATATTTGTTGCTACTGCACAAAACAAAGCAAACGCTAGTGCAACAGGGACAGCAGCAGGAACACTAAAAGCAAACGCAGGTAACCCATACTTGCTTACTTCACAACGAGATTTAGCAGATACATTTGGAGATCCAAGTTTCCAAATAGACTCAAACAATAATCCAATACACGGATCAGAACTTAATGAGTACGGATTACAATCAGCTTACAGTTTACTAGGTGTTAGTAACAGAGCATGGGTTGTACGTGCAGATATTGACTTAGGCGAACTAGTTCCGACAGCAACTGCTCCGGCAGCTAATCCAACAGCAGGTACATACTGGTTTGACACAGCAGACTCACTATATGGTATATTTGAATGGAATGGTGCAGCATCTACTGTTACTAACGGACAATCATTTGTAAATAAGGCTCCGACTGTAATCACAGATACAGCAAAAGTTGTAAACTATGTAGGTAAAGATTATACACCAAAAGCTAGTGTTGGCGCTATCGGCGAGTATGCTGTAGTTGCAGTAACTTCACTAAACAAATTATGGTACAAGAATGCAAGCGGTACTTGGGTTGAAGTAGGAAGCGACAGTTGGACAGCAAGTCGTCCCACTGTTAAAAATACAAAATCAGCAGTTAACGTTGTTGCTCCGGGCGGCACATTAGAAGTTAACGGTTCTCCGATAGCAGTAGCCGCAGGTGCTACAGCAACGGTTATTGCTGCAAGTATTAGTAACGCAGTAATTACAGGTGTTACGGCAGCAGCAGTCGACGGATACTTAGAAATTTACAGTGACGGTACAGGATCAGCAGCAGCAGATTCTACTGCTAGTGGCGACATCTTAATAGGCGGCGACAGCGAAGTTTTACTAGGAATAGGCCTTACAGCTGGCACATATTATCCACCTGCTGTGCAGATTACTGCACATACAGGAGTTCCAAGTTGGAAGATTACTGATACTAACTTAGGTCAACCAACTGGTATTAGTGCTAGACCAACAGGTAGTATTTGGTTTAAAACATCAACTCCTAACTTAGGTGCTAATCTAAAAGTTAAATTATGGAATGCAGAAACTTTACTATGGGACACAGTTAGTGCTCCACTATATGATTCAGCAGCAGCAGCATTATATGCACTTGATTCAACAGGCGGCGGCGCAAACCTAAGCGTTGGAAATATTTTTGCAAAGACTAATGTTGCAGACGACACGCAACCTTTAGCAACATTTAGCTTTTACAGACGTAGTGCAGCAGGCGCAACTAATGTTTCAAGTAATCCAATCACATCAAGCGCACCTGGTGCAGGCACAACAACATTCTTAGTATCTAGTACAGATGATGGCAGTGCTGCATTTAGTACAGCAGTACAAGTTAGTGTAACAGCAACTGGCGCAACCGGCGATGCTGATGTTATAGCAGGCGCTATTAACGCAGCAGGAGTTACTAATGTAAGTGCAAGCGTAGATGCAAGTAATAGGCTTGTAATTACACATTCACAAGGCGGTGAAATTAAACTTACTGATACTGACGGTACACTAGCAGCTATTGGCTTCCAAGCTAAAGACACAGAAGTTAGTGAAAGTCAGTGGACTGCCGGCGTGTATTATGTAGACGGCACATCAAGTGGAACTTCTCCTAAGCAATTAGTTGCAAGTAATTGGAATTCATTAACAAATACTCCTAGCGATAATGCAGTTACTAGTTTAGCTTTAGACGGTCAGCTATGGTATAGTTCAGTAGTTGATGAAATCGACTTAATGGTGCATGACGGTACTAACTGGAAAGGCTACCAAAATGTAAACGCAACTGCTGATCCAGCAGGACCAATAGTTACAGCAACAATGCCAACAGTACAGTCAGATGGTAGCGCACTGGTAACAGGTGACATTTGGGTGTCAACAGCAGACTTAGAAAACTATCCAACTATCTACATATACAACGATACTGTTGCAGGTACAAAATCACAAAAATGGGGAACTCCGTTAGATAAATCTGATCAGACTACTGAAAATGGTATGTTATTTGCAGATGCACGTGACGGCACTTCAGGCGGTACTGCAACAACTGCTCCATCAGGAACTATTCCGGAACTTCTAGTAAGTGACTACTTAGATCCAGATGCACCAGATCCTGCACTATATCCAAAAGGTATGTTGCTATGGAACTTACGTAGAAGTGGATTTAATGTTAAGCGTTTTGAGCGTAACTATATTGATACAAACGCAGACAACACAAGATTCAAAGAAGATAATGTAGACCAAGATATGGGTACATACTATCCAAATCGTTGGGTTACTGAATCAGGAAACCAAGCAGACGGATCAGGAAGCTTCGGGCGTAAGGCACAGCGTAAAGTTGTTGTTCAAGCACTACAAGCAGTTGTTAATAAAAACGACGAAATCCGTGATGACGAATCTCGTTTGTTTAACCTAATGGCAACACCAGGTTATCCAGAACTAATTGGCGAAATGATTAGCTTGAACTTTGATAGAGGCTTAACAGCATTTATTGTAGGCGACTCACCAATGCGTTTAACACCAGATGCAACTTCACTTAATGAGTGGGGAACAAATGTTAACGCAGCAGTAGAAGATAACGATGACGGACTTGTAAGCCGTGATGAATACTTAGGTGTATTTTATCCAGCAGGATTTACAAGTGACAATTTTGGCAACAATGTTGTAGTTCCAGCATCGCACATGATGCTACGTACTATTGCACTAAGTGATCAAGTTAGCTATCCATGGTTTGCACCAGCAGGTACAAGACGTGGCGGAGTTACTAACGCAACTTCAACTGGTTACATTAGTAACGAGAACGAATTCGTAAGTGTATCACTTAACGAAGGACAGCGTGATACATTGTACGCAAACAGTATTAATCCAATTACGTTTATTAGTGGTGCTGGACTTGTTGCATTTGGTCAAAAGACTCGTGCAAGAGGCGCTAGTGCATTAGATCGTATTAACGTAGCACGTTTGGTTATCTACTTACGCAGTCAGTTAAACACACTTGCTAAGCCTTACATCTTTGAACCTAACGATAAGATTACACGGGACGAGATTAAACAGGCAGCAGAAAGTTTACTACTTGAATTATTAGGCCAAAGAGCTTTATATGATTATCTAGTAGTATGCGATGAATCAAATAATACGCCTTCTAGAATTGATCGTAATGAACTATATCTAGATATTGCGATTGAACCAGTAAAAGCAGTTGAATTTATTTATATTCCACTACGCTTGAAAAATACTGGCGAGATAGCAGGTCTATAAACTGATAAATATATACATAACAGGAGCAGATTAAATGGCTATTTCATCATTATCAAAAATTACAGTTCCCCTAGCTAGCGGTGATTCCGCTAGCAACCAGGGACTGTTAATGCCAAAACTACAGTACCGCTTTAGAGTGTCACTAGAGAACTTTGGTATTTCAACACCAACTACTGAACTTACAAAACAAGTTATTGACGTAACTCGTCCAAATGTAAGTTTTGAACAAATGACTATCGACGTATACAACTCAAAAGTATACCTTGCAGGCAAACATAACTGGGAACCAATTACGCTTAACTTGCGTGAAGACGTTAACAACAATGTACAAAAGCTAGTAGGCGAGCAACTTCAAAAGCAGTTCGACTTTTACGAGCAGTCAAGTGCAGCATCAGGATTAGATTATAAATTCGTTACACGTATTGAAATCTTAGACGGCGGCAACGGAGCTAACACTCCAAATGTACTTGAGACATTTGAATTATATGGATGTTATGTAGAATCTGCAAACTATAATAGTTTAGCTTATTCTAACTCAACAGATCCAGTAAGTGTCACTCTTAACATACGTTATGACAACGCTTTACAATCACCACAAGGTACAGGTATTGGAACAGCAATTGGTCGTACAGTTAACACTATGGTAACTGGCGGCGGCGCATAATTTTAATTACATTTAGTCTGTAAAAAAGGGAGCAAATTGCTCCCTTTTTCTTTAAATACGCAGTTAATATTTATGGATAAATATTTATATGGCAAACAAGTTCAACGCATTATTAGACTCAGTCGCAAATGGTACATTAAATCCCAAAGGTAATCTTGCGGATTTTCAACATGCTGCAAGATTGTTTACAGATAGTAATCACGCTCTTGCACCCAAAACAAAATTTCTGTTTCATGTATTTTTTGATGTTAACGCTGACGCAGCAGGCATTAACCAAAACATTGATGCACGAAAAGTAAACGAAATGGGCATGCTTGTTAAAAGCGCAGACTTGCCACAATATCAAGCAAATGTTGAAACAAAGAAAAAATATAATAGAGTTAAAAATGTACAAACTTCTATAGTATATCAACCAGTGAGAATTACATTCCACGACGATAATAGTAGCTTAACATCTATGCTGATGCAAGCATACTATAGATATCATTATGCCGATGGAAATCAAGACAGAAACAGCGGAAAAGCATATGCACGAACTCCTGATAGTACATACGAAGGCGCTGAAAGAAACAAAGAAAAATTTGGCTTAGACAATAATCAAACTGTACCTTTCTTTAACAATATACAAATTAGCCAATTGTCTAGAGGCGCATACGTAACATATACTTTAGTAAATCCAATTATTACACAATGGGGTCACGACAGACTAGATAATTCTGATGGCCAAGGCACTATGGAAAACTTCATGGAAATTGCATACGAAGCAGTTTTCTATACCGCAGGCAAAATTGAAGGTGGAGCAAATGGCGAACCAAATGGATTTGCACAAGATCACTATGATAATATGCCAAGCCCTAATAGCTTACAAGGCGGAGCAGGTGGTGGATTAGGTGCAATAATAAACGGTGCAGTAGATTTATATGATTTTATTAGCGGCGGCGACTCATTTAAGAATCCTTTAGAAGCAGCATTAGTAGCTGCTAACTTAATTGGTAATTTTAAAAACTTGTCTAGTGAAGGGTTGCGCCAAGAAGGGTTTAATATTCTTACAGGGGCAATAGGTCGAACTGCTGGCATTAACGTTAGTGGAGTTTCTCAAACACTATTTCCTAAGTCTAACGGCAACGGCGGGGAAGGAAAGACACTATTAGCGACAGCCGGAGTAGCTCTTGCTTTAGGAGCTGTAAATAACTATAGTAAGAACCAACAACTTAGAAATGACCCAGCAGCACTTGACTCAGCAGCTAGACAAGAGTTTAGTAAAGAGTGGCAAAATGAAGGTAAGGTTGGCGGCGTAAACAGTAGAAATTCTGCGTATGATGCATTACAAACAGATGAAAAACAAGTATACAAAGACAAAGCACTAGGAGAATCATAATGAGTAGTCTTCCAATACCAGCACAGACAACAGATAAAAAGATAACTCAACTTTTTAATAATTATTTTACTAAAACATTAAGTTTTGGTAGTAACGAAGTTGATGCGGTTGTTGGGTTTTTTGAAAGCCGAAATTTTGGCAACGCAGCGGCAATAAGCACAGCAACCGTTATGTTAAATCAAGCAAAATTAGATAACGTAAAAGTATTTGAATTACTCGACACACTCAAAGGATTAAATGAATTACAACTAAGTGCTGTTGTAACTGAAGTATTAAACTATAATAGATTACGTACTAGTGTACTAGGATACAAAATTACAGAACCTACTGAGCAAATAGAAAGACGTAATATTGTGGTATGAGCCGATTTGCATCAGGTAAGTTTAATCCTAAATTTCCAAACAAATATGTAGGCACAAGAACTCCTACATATCGCAGCAGTTGGGAATTCACCTTTATGCGATTTTGTGACGAAAACCCTCATGTCGAAACCTGGGCATCAGAAGCTATTCGTATTCCTTACAGACACCCAATAACAGGCAAGTATACAGTCTATGTACCTGACTTCTTTATTGCTTATGCAAATAAAGGCGGAAAAAAAATAGTAGAACTTATCGAAGTTAAGCCTGAAAATCAAACACTAAAAGAAAAGACAGGACGTTCGAGAGCTAATCAGCTAGCCTGGGTTGTTAATCAAGCAAAGTGGGAAGCTGCAAGAGCCTGGTGTAAACAAAAAGGCATCTTTTTTAGAGTTATTACAGAAAACGATATTTTTCATAAAGGCAAAAAAAGAAGGTAATATAATGCAGTATTCAGAAGTGGGTCAAGATATATTTGCACTTAGTGTAGCTAATTGTAAATCCTATATTGAAATTGGCGCTGCTGATCCTATAACATATAATAATACGTTATTACTAGAGCAAAATGGCTGGGAAGGATTTAGTCTAGAACTTGATAACAAATTTAAAGAAGATTGGAATCAAAAAAGACAGAATTTGTGCGTATACGAAGATGCTGTAAACTTTAAATATTTTGATATTAAAAGGTATGGATATCTCAGTTGTGATATTAATCCTCCTGAACTTACACTTGCAGCACTAAAGAATGTTATTTCGCAAGGCATTGAGTTTGATTGTATTACATTTGAGCACGATGATTATTGGCACGAAGAACGTGGATTTGAGAGAACGTTACACACAACAACAGAATACTTAAAAGCTAACGGGTATAAAATTGCAGTAGATAATGTGTTTTGTGTTAGAAGAAGAAAGGCCTGGACAGGCGAATGTCATTTTGAAACTTGGTATGTAAACAAAGATATTGACTTTGATACTATTGATTATAGGGTTTGGCTAAATAATAGTAGCATATAATGGAAAGTTTAAATGACTAAAAAATTAGAAGACCTTTTAAATTTGCCTGACAGCAAAGATATAATAAAAGAAGAACAAAAAAAACAAAATCTAGAAACTGCAATTGTTGACCAAGAAGAAACAATTCGTAGTATAGATGAGTTTGACAAGATTGCAAGTGCATTGCCAGCAGTTAAAGGCTT